ATAAATGATATTTGTAGTGTAATGAGGGTAATGCCATTCTATGAAGCTGGTGGAATTTCAATAGCCCAAGATGCTCCTTCCGACCCTGTTTATGTATTTAATTACAGCAACGTAACAGAAGATGGTTTTCAATATACAGGAAGCAGTTTAAAAACAAGACACACAGTAATTAATGTGACTTATTTTGATATGGTCACACAAGATACAGATGTTGAAACAATAGAAGCTGACAGTGCTACACAAACAAAATATGGGGTAAACGTCAAAAACATTGTTGCCTTTGGAACAACCTCAAGAAATCAGGCCAGAAGGTTTGGGAAATGGTTTTTATATAGTGAGCAAAACACAGGAGAGACTTGCACTTTTGCAACTACCATTGCAGCTGGAACACTTATAAGGCCCTCACAGATAATAGAAATTGCAGACCCTGTAAAAGCTGGAACCAGAAGAGGAGGTCTTGTAAAGTCCGCAACATCCACTGTCATAACACTTGATGATTTTGCCAATACAAATATTCCAGCAGTAAGTGAATCACCCACTTTATCTATTGTTTTACCAGATGGAACTTTAGAAAGTCGTTCAATTACAGATGTTAATTCAAATGTAATAACAGTATCTTCGGCATTTTCCCAAACACCTAACACTAATGCTCCTTATATTATTGAAACTTCAACTCTGCAATCAAGTACTTGGCGTGTCATATCTATTTCTGAAAATGATAATAAAACTTTTACGATAACTGCTCTTGAGCATGATTCTGGTAAATATGCTTTTGTTGAAGATGGCACAGCAATGCCAGCCCGCAATACATCAACACTTACAGAAATAAAAAGTCCACCATCAGGGCTATTTGCTGAAGAAAAAATAGTTGAAATAAATAATAGAGCAGTATCAAAAATTATTCTTGATTGGCAGCCTGTATCTGGTGCATCAAATTATAGGGTTCAATACAGAAATAATAATGGAGATTTTACTGAAATTAGTACATCCTCAAGCAGTATTGACATTTTAAATACTGATGTAGGGAACTATGAGTTTAGGGTTTTTTCTTATAATGCAGTAGGTCAACCATCAGCAAATCCCTCTGTATTAAACTTCAATGCTATTGGAAAAACAGCGGTTCCAGCAAATGTAACAAATGCAACCCTTGAACCTATTGATGCAAAAACAGCAAGGATAAGATGGGATCAAACAACCGATCTTGACGTTAAATATGGAGGACAGCTTTATATAAGATTTTCTGAATTGACAAGCGGTGCAAATTTTTCAAATAGTACAGATGTTATTGAAGCTGTTGGTGGTGCAACTACTGAAGCAGTTGTTCCTCTAAAATCAGGAACTTATTCGTTGAAATTTAGGGACACAGGTGGAAGATTCAGCACAACAGAAGCAACAATAACAGTCACAATACCAAACATAGGAACAGAACTTTCAATAATTAGCCAAAGAGAAAATCCAAATTTTAGTGGCACAAAAACCAATACAACAGTTGCATCAAATGAACTAAAACTAACAGACCCAGCAAGTAATCTTACTGGTTCTTATGCTTTTCAAAATCCTCTTGATTTAGGTGGTGTTTTTTCTCTTGAGATACAAAGACATTTAAAAAGTACAGGTATCAATGAATCAGACTTATTTGATAGTATTCCAAATCTAGATTTAAGGGACGATTTTGACGGCACTGTAGCAGAACAAACTAATGCCACTGTTTTAGTAAGAACTACAGATGATGATCCTTCTGGTTCTCCTACTTATGATTCTTTCAGTAAATTTTTTAAAGGAACTTTCAAAGGTAGAGGATTTGATTTTAAATGTGATCTACAAAGTGAAAACTCTAACGAAAATATAAAAGTATCAGAACTTGGATTTGATGCTTTTTTGCCTGCTAGAACAGAGCAAAGCACAACAATAAAAACATCTGGAACTTCAGCATCTGGACTTAGTGTTTCTTTTGATAATGCCTTTTTTACAGGTACTTCAGCAATAGGTGGATCAACCTCTGCCTATCCACCCGCAATAATGGTTACACCACAAAACATGGCAACTGGGGATTTCTACGAAATCACATCTATCACTGGGTCAGGATTTAATATTAAATTTAAGAACTCTAGTGGTACAGTTGTAAGTAGAAACTTCAGCTATTCAGCGGTAGGATATGGCAAAGGGGGTTAAGTAATGTCATCAGCACAACATGATTATGTAATAGCAAATGCGTCTGGTGCTGTAGTCAGGGCAGATATTAACAGTGTTTTACAGGCAATAGTATCTCTTAATTATGGAGCAAACCAACCATCAACGAGATATCCTTACCAATGGTGGGCAGATACTACAGATAATATTTTAAAAATCAGAAACTCTGCTAATGACGCTTGGATAAATGTTCTGACTTTGGCGGGTGGTGTTGATGTTGACGCAGCCTCTAATTTTAATGAAGATGTTACTTTTGTAAGTGCAAATTCAAACAATATTGTTTTTGATAAATCCGATAATTCTTTAAAAATAGGTGATTCAGTACTTTTAAAAATTGGAGCAAGTGCAGATTTAGTAATTCAACATAATGCTTCAAAAAGTATAATCAATGATGCTGGCACTGGTGATTTAGAATTGCAAAGAGGCGGTACAGCAGTTTTAAGCATTGTTTCTGGCGGTGTTTCTTTATCTGGTGGAGCAGCTTCAAATATTACGGCATTATCTGATGGTGCGACAATTACTATTGATATGGCTACTGCCTGTCATCATTCTGTTACTTTGGGTGGCAATAGAACCTTTGCTGCACCTAGCAATCAGGTAGTTGGACAAAGTGGGTCTATATTTATTACACAAGACGGAACTGGATCTAGAACAGCTAGTTTTAATAGTGCTTTTAAATTTGTAGGAGGTATTGCACCAACACTTACAACCACTGCAAGTGCGATTGATAGAATTGACTATATAATAAAAGCAAGCAATGTTATTCAATGTGCAGTCTCTTTAGATATTAAGTAAATGGCAATCAACCCAGCCCAAAAAGATTTCACAGTTCAAAGAAGAGCAGATTTTCCTTTAACGCTTACATTTAAAGATGGCAATGGTGATGCGATTAACCTGACAGGGTACACTGTCGCTGCACAAGTGTATGACGAATCAAGATCAACTTCTTATGGCTCTTTCGCTGTGACTTACACAAACAGGACTACTGGAACAATAGACATAAAGCTTACTGATACACAAACGGCGGCATTTTCGCCAAATGAATTAAAATATGATGTTTTATTAACAGAACCATCTGGCAACAAATTTTATTATTTAGAGGGTACACTATATATAAGCGAGGGTTACACCACATGAGCAGTCCTAATTCTGTCACAGTAAGTCAGGTATCTGATGTCACCACAGTTGAAATAACCACAGCAGGGCCACAAGGCCC